GAACCTGATCGCCAACGAGTCCAACAACTCCGCGAAGACCGTCCACGCGATGGCCGTCTTAGGGGCCTGGGCCATCGACGGCGACGCTGTGAACACGAACGGCGCTGGCCTGGTCGGGGGCGATCCTCTTTCGACTGAAGCCGCCGCCGCGTACGCGAAGATCGAGGACGACGCCGTGTTTGCGAACCTGGCCGACTCCGCCGCGGAAGCCGGGTACACGGGAGCCTATCAGCTGTTCCCCGACACCCCGGTGGCAGATACGGACTATGCCTACTTCGGGCACACGATCCCGTTCTGTGAGATGGGTTTCGCGTACGCGACTCCCGCCGTGTACGACTCCACTCTGGTCGTCGAATGGTCCTACTGGGATGGTTCCGCCTGGACCGCCCTGACGATCGTTCACGACGGATCGGAAGCCAACGTGGGCGATGGGTCGGAGTTCGGGGAGCGCGATGGCGCGATCTCGTTCATCCCGCCTTCTGACTGGGAGGCCACCGCGGTCGACAGTCAGACCGCGTACTGGGTTCGCGCTGGTGTCGCAACCGGCAAGGCCGCGAACATGACGACCGTGGGTCTGATGAACGCGACGGCACACGACATCGTGACACAGGAGGACGGGTGGACCGCGCCGTGTGACGGAACCATCACTGGGGTTCGCCTGGTCGATGGCGCTGGCACGCTGCACACCACCGCGGACGTGAAGTTCATCCTGATGAACTACACCACTGGGGCCCACTCGGGGGAGCTGACGTTCGCACAGAGCAAGCGAACCGACAAGTGGATCGTGTCCCTGGCCATCGCCGACGGTGATAGCCTCGGGGTTCTGTGTACCCAGGAAGACGGCTCCGCCGAACCCTCTGGGGTCATGCTCGAACTCGAGATCGCGTCCGCCCTAGCATAGGTCACGGCTGACGCATCGTCCCGCCTGAGCTACGATAGGCCCATGGCTAGACGACGACGAGTCCGCAAACCGACCACCGAAGAGATCGAAGACATCGATCTTTCGGTGGTTCGTTCGTTCATCGAAGAGGGTCTGACCGACCCCCAGATCGCCGCCGACCTGCGGGTCCGGATCAGCACCGTCGTTCTGGCCCGCCGCGAGATCATCCAGGCCGGCCTCCTCGAGATGGGGCCGAACCGTCCGGTGGGTGAGGTGTTCACGGAACACCGCTTCCGGATGAACAAGGTGATGCGCGACCTCGACACGCTGGCCACCGCGTGCAAGGGCGACAAAGAACACATCACTCTCGGGGCCTTGAAGGCGAAGGCGAAGATCGCCGACGACCTCCTGGACCGTGGCCAGGAACTCGGGGTCCTCCCTCGCGCCGCCCGCAAGTCGTCCGGGTCGGTGGCCGTGGCCGCCACCCTGACCGTCGGGACGATGGCCGACCCGGAGCTGGTGAGCCACCTTGGGGAGCTGAACCGCGAAGGGAGGCGACTCCGCGACGAGTACGAGGACGTCCCGTTCCTGGACCTCGGGGAACCTGTGGTGTACCCGGACGTGATCGACGCGGAACCGGAGGCCACCGCACCCCCGCCCGTTCGACGCCGGAAGGCGTAGCCATGGCCATCGACCGGAACGCGACCATTCGACAGGTCGAGGAACAACAGTCGAAGAACGACGCGTGGGTCCGGCGTCAGGTCCTCGAGAACGGCCGGATCGACATCCTGGCCACCGAGGTCCTGGACTACCAGATCAAGCCGTTCCACCGCGCCCTTCAGCGGTTCATGCTGACCCATAGTCAGACGCTTCACCTGGCCTTCCGGGGGGGCGGGAAGTCGACGGTTCTGACGGTCGTGGGGGCGATCTTCGATGTGGTCCGGAATCCGAACGTCCGGGTGTGCATTGCATCGAAGACAGAGGGCCACGCGAAGAAGGTCCTGTCCGAGATCAAACAGCACTTCGAGGCGAACGAAAAGTTCAGGCGGATCTTCGGGAATCTGGTGGGTGATGGCAAGTGGGACCAGACCGAGATCATCGTCCGGACCCGAACCCGCGCGATGAAGGAACCGACCGTGATGGCCGTGGGGATCGGTGGCCAGGTCACCGGGTCCCACTTCGACGTCATCTACGGGGACGACCTGGTCGACGAGGACAACAGCCGGACGAAGCACTCGAGGCAGCGGACGAAGGCGTGGTACTACACTGCCCTCGATCCGACCCTGGAACCTGACGGCCGGCGCCACATCATCGGCACCCGCTACCACTACGACGACCTGTACGGCCATCTCGAAGCGAACGAGATGTCCGAGACGACCCAGATCATCCGCGCCCTCGACGTCGAAGGAAGGTCACCCTGGCCGGACAAGTTCCCCGCCGCGTACTTCCGGAAGAAGCGGAAGGACCTGGGCCTGATCATCTTCGCGTCCCAGTACCTATGCGACACGCAAGCCATGCAAGGCGAGGTGTTCGAGTACGACGATCTCGACTTCTGTGACGAAGGCGACGTCCCTACGGATGGCCGGGGCGCCGGCGGGGTGGACCTCGCGATCAAGACGAAGGAAGCGAACGACAAGTTCGCCCGCGTCTTCGTGAAGGTGACCGAACACGGGGACATCTATGTCCTGTCGTCTTTCACGAAACACCTTCGATTCTCACAACAGACCGACCACATCACCGAGGCGTGGAAGTCAGGCGCGGACGAGTGGTTCCCTCCCGGGGACGACGGGGCGACTGACCTGGTCGAGATCGGGATCGAGACGAACGCATATCAGGACGCCCAGTATCAGACCCTCGAGGAGACCGTCCCGGGGATTCGACTTCACCCCGTGACCACGGTGAAAGACAAGTACACGAGGGCCCTGAAACTGGCCAACTACTTCGAGCGCGGGAAGGTCCACATCGTCGGTCGCCAGCCCGACCTCGTGGAACAGCTGGTACTCTTTCCGAACGGGGCCTTCGATGATCTGTTTGACGCCCTCGACATCGCGATCACCACAGCCTTCAGGCGTCGACGCCGGCGGAAGAGACGGAGTCGGGGTAAGAACCCAGGTGTGATCTAGGGAGACGAACGTGGCCGACAGCACTACATCGGAAAGTCCAGAGGGCCAGAGTGGCCAGGTCGTCCCGATGATCAAGGCGAAGACGCGCAAGGTGAAGAAGCGGACCCGCCGCGACGAGTCGCGCAAGGTCCGCGCCCTGGTGATGCCGGTGAACGCCGCCGCGAACAAGGCGGTCGGGAAGAGCGACGACGCCGGGGAATCGAACCTGAAGCCGATCGACGACCTGGTCCGTAGCGGGAAGGTCGTCCCTCCGCCGTTCGATCTGTACGTCCTTTCCCAGCTACCGGAACAGAACTCGGAACTGGGCCAGGTCATCGAAGCCATGGAACAGAATGTGGTCGGGTTCGGGTGGAGACTCGAACCCACCGCGTCCGTCGTGTCCGCCCTTCGGGATGCCTCTTCAGGAGCCACCGAGACGGAAGACGCCGACCTGGATGACGCCGCCCGTGACGCCCTCCGCGACACTGTCGAGAACGAGTGGGAGTCCGTCGACGAGTTTCTGACCTATGGAAACTGGGATGATGGGTCGTTCACCTTCGTCCGGAAGCAGCAACGTCGCGACCTCGAGTCCACGGGGAATGCGTTCCTCGAGGTCATCGTGAACCGCGCCGGGAAGCCCACCGGGTTCCGGCATGCTCCGTCCTACCGGATGCGCCTGGCCGTCCTGGACGAAGAGTTCACCACGTACAAAGAGGTCCGGATCGTCGGCCGTGGTGACCGCCGGCGCCTGGTCTCGCGCACCCGGAAGAAGAAGTTCCGTCGGTACGTTCAGGTCCAGATGCACCGTGGACAGCACCGCCTTACCTGGTTCAAAGAGTGGGGAGATCCACGCCCGATCAGTGCGCGAACTGGGGAGATTCTGAAGGCGTCAAAGTCCGCGCCTGGCCGACTCGCGAACCCGATGGTCCACCGCCGCATCTATGCACCGCGGACGCCGTACGGGGTGCCCCGCTACATGGGGAACCTTTTGGCCATCCTCGGGGGCCGCGCCGCCGAAGAGATCAACTATTCGACGTTCCGGAACAATCAGATCCCGTCGATGCTCCTGATGGTCTCGAACGGCCAACTGACCCAGGACACCATCGAACGGATCAGCGACTTCGCCGAACACCACATTCAGGGGGACGACAACTATTCCCGGTTCCTGATCGTCGAAGCCGAACCAGATGGCGACGGGGAGTCCGCCGGCCAGGTGAAGATCGAAGCGAAGCCCCTGACCCAGGCACAGCACGACGACGCCCTGTTTGTGAACTACGAAGACGGCAACGCGGACAAGGTCCGCCGCGCATGGCGCCTCCCTCCGATCATTGTCGGTCGGTCTGACGACTACACCCGCGCCACCGCGGACACGTCCCGTCGTATCGCCGAGGAACAGGTGTTCGAGCCCGAGCGCAGGGAAGAGGACTGGTACTGGAACCGGATCCTGGTGTCCCTCGCGATGGCGTACCACGAGTTCAAGACGAACAGCCCGAACGTGACGAACGATCAGGACTTGATCCGTGTCATGGCCGCCGCCGAAAAAGCCGGGGCGATGACGCCGCGACTGGGCCGCCAGCTGATCAGCGACATCCTGGGCCGACACGTTCACGGGGTCGACGAAGACGTGATCCCGGTGGACGTGCCGTTCACGTTCACCATGGCGGAAGCCGTGAAGAACAAGGCGAACCCGGCCGAACCCGGCCAGTCGTTCACCGCCGAAAAGGCCGACCGGGACAACGCCGCCGCCGTGGCCATCCTGGACAAGCTGGTCGGGGTTCGGGAGTACATGCTGGCCGACGTAACGAAGCGTCAACAGCTGCTAGCCTCCGGGGCGGTCCCGGGACTTCGTCTGGACAACACCACCACCGACGCCATCCTGGCCGGCGTCCGGAAGTCCGTGACCCTCGAGGTCGAGGTGGACACAGGGGATCACACGTACGCTCTGGTCGACGATACGCACGTGGTCGCCTTCGTCCAGATGGCCGCCCCCGTAGCTGTCGACGATGGGTTCCGGTACGACCTCGAGTCCATCGAAGCCACGTCCGCCACACTTCACGCCCTGGACGCTGACGAGATCGGCCCGTTCCTGGAAGGGGTGCGGGTGTGACGATCGCCACTTCGTTCCGTCGTCTGAACAAGGTCGAGGTGGCGATCGAACACGCCGCCGCGGTTCCCGAGTTCGCGTCCATGATGCGAATGGAGCGCCGGCTACACGAAGCCATGCTGGGGGAGTGGACCGAACGGTCGAACGTAGCGATCGCGAAGATGGTCCGCGCCGCCCCCGCCACCCTGACCCCGACCTTCCTCGAGTCGGTCCCGGGTCGGTTGATCTCCGGGTTCGGGAAGTCCTGGCCGACGAAGTCCCTGAAGGGCCTGATGGGCGACGTGGTCGAAGACACGTACAAGCTGGCCCAGCAAGTGATCGGGAAGAAGGCCGACGGGAAGAAGGGGTACCAGAAACCCCTTGTGTTCAAGGTGGACGCTAGCCCCGCGATCGCCGGTGCGTTCAGCGTCCTCGACGAAGAAGCCGTGGCCGCCCTGACCGACTCGCAAGTGTTCTGGCTGGGACAGCACTTCGACGCCACCACCACCGACGCCATCCGTGACGCCGGGTGGATTGACCTGGCCGGACGGTCCGGCGTCGAAGCTGGGGAGGCCCTTCGACGTGCCGCGGAAAAATCCTTCGGGGTGGGCCAGTTCGCCGCGCACGGGAACGC